ACACGACGACTGGACAGGAAATGGTACTAGGTGACATAGAAGATATATCCGATCAGTCGATACTGACTAAGGATCTAGGTAACGTGTTCTACAGTCCACTGGATAACATATTTAGAGCGATAACTCCTACCAGTGCAGAAGCAGTGATAGGAGTTATGAACTAGAAGTCGAACTTTGGAAGCTTTGGTGGAAAGAAGTATAGCGATATACTGATTAATGCTGAGGCTATTGTAGCTACAACAAGGCCACCAAANGAGCCTGCAAATANGAACGTGATAATAGCTAGAAGGAGTATGTCTAATACCCCGTCAGCGTAACGTTTCTTTTCTAGTTTGTACTTGACAGCCATGAAGTTAAAGAATACAGCGATTCCTATGATTAGAAATTCCACATCAGGTCCTCTCGTCTAAGATTAGTTGTAGCTTGTCTTCAGGTGGTATGAATCCTTCAGGTTTACACAATTTTCCATGTTGGTCTGTAGGCATGAAGAGCTTAGCCTGGTTTGCATGCATAACTATGTTTAATGCTTTTGTAATTTGCTGTGGGTCAAGACCTAGTTTGGCCATTCGAGCCTACAGCAAATACTACAGCGTCACAAGCTTTNTCGAGACGATCTACGTCAGCTAAAGGGGTATAGTTATCATAATCCCCGTTAACTTTAGTGGCTAAGGTAACGTCTAGTATAGCTCTAGCGACGTTCTTAGGTGATGCGTCAGTTTCATCTACTACTGCGGATATTTTGTCTAAGTTAAATCCTTCAAGTGCTTCTTCAATTTGGAATGACGACTCCAAAAAGTCATCATACCCCTTCGCTAGTAAACCAGCNTCTTTGTTAAATTTATAAATAAGCTTTATAGGGTTTTCCATTTCATCTCACCAAGCTACGTAAGTTGTTCAACGTTACTAATAGTGCGTCACCTGGGATAGTATTATCGTCTACAAAAGGTTTTAGTGCAGCGACAGTGATTGCGTTTACTTGTATAGCTACCTCTGACTCCTTCTCAGGAGTCTTAGACAGCATATTACCTAGCATGTCGTTGATAGTTTGTTCTTGAGAGTTTGACATATTAATTATCCTTTATTTTAGTAGAAAAGCATCTCACTGAACTCTGTGATTTTTCCACGTACTACTTTGGACAGAGTTATAGCGTTCAGCTTAATTGGTAAATCGGTTCTATTTGTAGCATCTAACAGTACTGATAGACCAGATGTGTACTTTGTTAAGTACTTAGAATCGATTTGTCGTAAAGAACCAGTTACGATTACCTTACTGTTTTTGCCTACACGAGATAGAATTTTCTGCATAGGTAGCTTTGGATATGTTCTGTGCTTCATCAATGATGAGTATAGAGTTATCGAAAGTTCTACCACGTAGACCTAGTGCGATGATAGCAGACATGTTGTACTTTTGTATGAGTACAGCTGCTTCTTCTTCTAGGAAGATATCTAGTGCTTTGCCTTTGAGGTTTGACTTGGTTTGCATACGAACAATCTGAGCTACGGTGTCGTAGAAAGGTTGTAGGTATACAGACATTTTCTCGTCATTGCCTTGTAGGAAGCCAATCTCTTCATCTGGGTTACCCACGTCGTCTACCGAGTTACGGATGTAAATGATAGAGTCATACGTGTTGTCTGACCCAACTAATTTCATAGCGTTAGAGATTGATAGTAAAGTTTTTCCCGAACCTGCCAATGATTCACAAATGGTTACGTCCGTCGAAGTGTCTTGAACTAGTGCTGAGAATAACAACTGCTCACGGTTATTAGGATTGACGTATTGGTTGCGAAGGTCGCGTTCAGTGTCTTTACCTAAAATCTTGATAAGTCCATTATGTATAGTAGCTAGTTTAGTTTCACCAGTGTCCTCACTTGCGAACATGTATGAGAAAGTTACTTGAGTGTAATCTTCGTCAATGTCTACGATAGATGAGTTATGTAGATTATTAAACACTGTATGTGGTACTGTAATAGTTTTGTTAAACTCAAGGTCTACCTGTTCTACATGTTTGAAGTCAGTGACTTCTGTTCCTTTTATTTCAGCACGAATACGGCACATAATATCGTTAGACATTAAAGTGCCACCTAGTATCTCAGCTATGTACATGATTTTATCATCGTTAGCTAGGTTAGGTGACCTTGAAGTGTCTGAAGGGTATGAGCTAGCTGCCACTATACGAATAGTGACACCTTCAACTAGGTACTTAGTAGTAGTTATTCTAGGAGTTGGGCCAAATCCTGTACGAGATTTGACCTGTACTGCCTCAGACTCACCTACTTTGGTACCATTAGCAATCATTCTTCCGAAGGATCGAGCTTGGTAGCCAATTTCACCTACGACAGTTTTCTTACTGTCTAATTCCTCAATTACTGTTTCCGGTAAACAGATGTTGTAATCAGGGTAGTCTGCAGCAACTGTAAATATACTGTTAGCGTCAAGTAGGATTATGTTTGTATCTAAGATTAGATTTTTCAAATCATGCTCCTTGCTTGATAGCCCAACGTCTGAGTAGCTCGTCTTTGTTGAACCAGTAATCAGTACCTTCGATTAGCTTTTCAATTTCATCCGTAGTAAGGAAATCTTTATATACATCGTGCATCAAGTCGTTAACAGCTGTATTCATGAACTCTTGCTGTGCTTTGACTTCGTTACCTTTACCTTGGATACCAGTTGAGTAGGTGTGTACCATAAACTTGGTGTGGTTATCAACTTCGATAGTATCACAGGCCATTGTAATCATGGTACCAGCTGATGCTACGCTGCCAGACAGTTTTCCACTGGTGCTAGCACGAGTGTTGTCTATACGACTCCTACAAGGCCTACTGTAGAGTCTAAATCACCTCCAGGAGTATTGATATAGAACTTGAAATGTTGTTCATTAGTAGCGTTATCTAGAAGAAAGATAATCTCGTCGTAGGCAGATGGTTCGATTACATCGTTAGTTAAGAACACGCTTGTGACTACACCGTCTACTACGATTGGTACGTATAAGTCCCAGATTCTGGTTGGTTCTTTTGGTAGTTCAAATTTGATATCTGACATTATTGAGGTCCTTGTTGTTTTTCTTGTAAGATGTCTGTCACTAGTTGCGAATAACCTTGCAGGTCGACCCAGTTGTCAATATACGCTGGGTCACCGTTAGCGATACCCGATAGTTTGTGGCATATCATTTGAAGTGCCTCTACCATGAATGGAGGAAGAGGTGGTGCTTCTTGGCCACCATGAGCTTTGAAATAGTGTTGTACTATTGTTTGAGATAGTGCTTGAGATAGGGAAGCGTGGTCTTCAAACTTGCCATATCTTGTACCACGGTGTTCTAGAACGTCGTGAATTGATGAGGAGGTTGACTCGCCTGCATCGTTAGTTAAATACTGGTTCCATAATTTTTCCTTTGAGGGCTATCTAAAGCCCTATGCTATTAAAGTTTACAAGCACCACTTGCACAACTGTCGTCTTCAACTTCTTCACCAGCACCATCACGAGTGTTGTGGTAGTAGAGAGTCTTGATACCTAGTTTGTATGCGAGTACTAAGTCTTCGAGGATTTGGTCAATAGATACCTTCTCTTCGAAGAAATGCTTAGGGTCGTAGTTAGTGTTAGCTGAGATTGCCTGGTCGACAAACTTCTGCATGATGCCAACTAGTTCCAAATAACCCTTGTTAGAAGGCATTTGCCATAGTAGCTCATAGTTGACTTTACCAATGCCGGGTACAACTTGTTTAAATACACCATCTTTACTCTTCTTAACAGATACATAACCACGAGGTGGTTCAATACCGTTAGTCGAGTTAGTGATTTGCGAAGAGGTTTCACAAGGCATAAGTGCTGTTACAGTTGAGTTACGAAGACCATGTAAATCGATGTTATGACGTAATGTTTCCCAATCCATTACTAGGGGTTGGTTGTGACATGTGTCAACATCTTTCTTGTACGTATCAATTGGTAACAAACCTTTTGCGTAGTTTGTGTCACCATAGTAGTCGCAAGGCCCACGTTCCATAGCTAAAGTGTTTGAGGCTTCTAGTAGGTTGAACTGAATACGCTCGAATAACTCGTGAACTAGATTGTTGGCACTTCCGTTAGAATAGTACTTGCCTTCTTTTGCGATGCGATAGGCTAAGTTAGTTACACCAACCCCTAAGGTTCTACGTTTCTTAGCTTTCTCTGCAGCAGCCATAGGGTAGTCTTGATAGTCTAATAGGTTATCTAGTGCTTTTACAATGATGTAAGCTGCTCTAGGTAATTTTTCCTCTAGGTCGTCTATTCCTAAGTTGAATGCTGCTAAAGTGCATAAGGCAATTTCACCATCTGGATCTCTATCGTATGTTAGAGGGGTAGTCGGTAATGCAATCTCTAAACATAGGTTTGATTGTCGAATCGGAGCCTTGGTCGGATCGAATGGACTGTGAGTGTTGCAGTGATCGACGTTTTGAAGGTAGATTCTGCCAGTCTGTGCACGTTCCTGTGCGAAGGTAGTGAATAGCTCAATTGCTTTGATGGTCTTCTTGTTGATGGACTCGTCTTGTTCGTACATCGTATATAGACGTTCGAACTCGGGTTGATCAGCAAAGAATGCATCGTAGAGACCAGGTACGTCTGAAGGACTGAATAACGTGATGTTACCACCTTCAAGCATACGTTGGTACATCAACTTGTTGAATTGAACACCGTAGTCTAGGTGACGTACTCGGTTCTCTTCTGTACCACGGTTGTTTTTTAACACGAGTAAAGCTTCTACTTCTAGATGCCATAGTGGATAGAAGAGGGTTGCTGCACCACCACGAACTCCACCTTGAGAACAAGATTTAACTGCGGTTTGGAAATGCTTGATAAAAGGTATTAACCCTGTATGCTTTGCTTCACCGTTACGGATCTCACTGCCTAGTGCACGAATTCGTCCTACGTTGATACCTACACCAGCACGTTGTGAGATGTATTTGACGATAGATGAACTAGTTGCATTGATTGCGTCTAGACTATCGTCAGCTTCTATGAGTACACATGAACTGAACTGGCGTGTAGGTGTTCTCAAACCTGCCATAATAGGGGTAGGTAGCGATAACACACCATCAGAGAATAAGTCATAGGCTTCTTTGATAATGTCCATTCTAGTAGCCATAGGTTCGACTTGGAAGAATGTCATTGCCATAGCCATGTATGCCATCTGAGGTGTTTCGTATAGTTGTTCTGTTACTCTGTTTTGACCTAGATACTTACCTTGCCATTGCATTACTGCAGCATAGGTAAAGTTGAGATCCTTGTTGTGGTCGATGTGTCTACCTAGTTCCATACGTTCTTCAGTTGTGAACATGTGCAGTAGGTCAGAGTCGTAACGATTAGCTTCTACCATCTGCTTGACGTAACCATCAAATTCTTGTGGTGTGTATCTTCCGTACACTTTTTTACGCATGTTGAAGATTGATAGTCTGGCTGCAGGGTACTGGTAGTTAGGATATTCCTCACTAATTAGTTCTGCTGCAGACTTGATTACTAAGTCATGAATGTCACCAGTTTTGATGCCATCATACATTTGAATATGAGACTTTAACTCAATTTGTGATACTGAAACGTTTTCTACATCGTTACATGCCCAGTAGATTACCTGGTGTATCTTATCTAGATTAGTTGGTTCTAGAGTACCATCACGTTTTTGTACAGTCGTCGTGTACCTTTTTTATAGTGAAAGTTTTGATAGCCTGCTAGTATCTACTGTGGAGTTTAATGCTCCTGACAGGTAAGAACTAATTTCAGATTCTTGTGGAGCTACTTGAACATTGTCACTAGATAAATAAGAGTTTGTCCAAGGTAATGGGTTTGTAGTTGTATCATACATTTTAGGTAAACCGATTGCAGAAAGTCTAACATCTGCGATATATTCTACGTATGAACTTAGAATTTGCGTGTTTAGTCCAATTACTGAGCCCTTGCTGAATAGGTATGCTGCCCATTCCTTCTCTTGGTTTACTGCGTCTACGAATTGTTGTTGTATCTGGGGGATACATTCTTCGTATGTTTCTTGCCATTCGAGTCCATCTTTACCGTCACGTATGTGATTTAACATTAGCTGTGTACCAGCCATATGTAAAGCTTCATCTCTAGCTATTAATGAGATAACCTTAGCGTTACCTTCCATTAGCGAACGTTCAGCGAATGAGAAGCTACAAGCGAAGGACACATAAAAACGTACAGCTTCTAGTACATTTACTGATGAAAGGGTAAGAATTACTTTCTTTTTCCATTCTTTGGTGTCAATTACTGATGGATCTAGTACTGACTGTGCGTTCATGGTGATTAGTTCATCGTAGAGTACTGTGACTGAGGCAGCGCGGGATAGGATTTCAGGAGTGACTGTGATCTCATCTAGGACACTGGTAGGGTCGTTGAATACGTTACGGATGATGTGTGTGTATGAACGACTGTGGATGGTTTCGGAGAAGGACCAGGTTTCAAGCCAGTTCTCTAGTTCAGGTAGGCTTACGATAGGTAAGAATGCCATTACAGGTGAACGACCTTGCACTGAGTCTAACAGTGTTTGGTACTTGAGGTTGCTGAGGAACATGAATTGTTCTGCTTCACTGCAACCGTTGAAGTCGATACGGTCTTTGGATAGATCTACTTCTTCTGGTCTCCAGAAAAAGCCTAGTTGTTTTCTACAAGTTTTCTACCCACGGTAGTCTGACTTCGTCGAATCGTGCTACGTCGACGCTNTCACCTAGGAACATTGGCTGGTTTAGATGGGATACTGTAGTTGGTTTAAATATACTCATGGCTAGTCCTCAAACCTTGCGTTTATGTTGTCAATGTCCTTTTGATACTCTACTGTGTCTACTAAACTGTTGTAGTCAATTGGCATGTCCGATAGCACGTCTGTAAGGTGGTAGAGCGCTAACTGGTCTAAGAGAAGTGCTTTGTAGTTTTGTACTGTGATAGTAATGTCTTTACTCATCGTAACTCCTTATTGTTACCTCTACTCGAGGGTTAAGTTTATCTTGTTCTGGTGGTAATATGCTACCTCCACAGTCGAACTTTACGTTGTCATTAGTAAGTACGTCACACTCTTGTAGACCATCTAGGAGGTATTTCATAATCATAGATATGATGTTCCAAGGGTCACAAGTTGGTGTTTTGTAAAATAGCTTGATTTCTACTTCAAATTTCTCTAGTGGAATGTTAGAGGTAGGAACTTGGTCAGCGACTAGTTGATGGTAATGACGCTTTACTTCGGATTTAATGAAGTAATGCGCGTTACGTTCCCAGTTAAGCCCAACTAGGATGTTCTTGCTAGGCTTAGTTTTAAACTCTTGTAGGTAGTATATAGGCAAGGTTACCTTATTTAGCACTGCCGACAGATTCTTTGAATGTACCGAAAGGGATAAACTTAGGTTTTACCATACCGTTTTCACGAGTGTAGGCTTCAAATTTACCGAAGTCAGGAATAGCTACTGCGTTACCTGCGATTACGATGTTGGCCATTGCTGAGGTTACTGCTTCGATAGCTGCTACGGCTGATACTTTAGTTTCAAAAGAACCAGATTCTACTAGTGTTGTTGCTAAGTCGTTCTTGTTATAACGTTTTGTCATTTTGTAATCCTTCAAAGATTGTTTGTTTTAGTAAATAGGCTTCTAAGGCCCAGATTTTATCACGAGCATTATCGAATGCAATTGTTTGACCAATTACAGCATCGAAATTTTCGAGACTTGCCGATGCAGATTCACCTGTTACAGTGAAACCGTTTCGTAAAGTTAGTGCACATACAGTTAGAGTTGTTCCAGGGAATACCTAGTATGCGACATCTTGGATGGTGTTGGTGATGTCGGTAGGTGTAAGTCTGGGAGCAGTAAGACCTTTGGTCTTAATGGCTCGTTCTACTTGGGATTCGTTTATAGTTAATCCTTAATGTTGTTTAAAAAATACACCTTTGACGTCTGCTTGGCCTTTGACCATGCAGTGTGTGCAGTCTGTGCCACATTGNATGTCTGCACCTTTTTGTTCAGGACAGATAAACGCGTCTTTAGGTGCCTTGTCTAATTTACCATAATTAATTCTACCATAATGGAAAGAATCTATCAGGATAAAATTTGGTAGAGCTCGTAGTTCGTCGAAGTTGAATTCTCTGATACGCTTAGTGTATGCATAGAATATCATATTAGGGTTTGCTTTTGCAATTCTACCCCAATCTCCGATGTATGCCTGGCTGTAGAATTCACCAGCGGAGCCATGAACACGGAAATGCTTAGCAGGTTTTCTAGTTGCTGCAATCTCCTTGTTCACCCTAGATACGAANCCTAGTTGTTTAGTTGCCTCGTACCTAGCTGTTTGGGCAGGCAGTACGTTAGGATAGATTTTGTAAGCTTTGTAGCTGTAGCATCCTTTACATACTCTACCACAAATTTCTTTTGAGGCAGGGATATTAAACATTAGCATGTTGCCTAATTTTTTATTGCCCCATTGGATTAGTTTTGTAGCCATAATTGTTCCTTTGTTATTAGGATATNTNGGATTTGAGTTTAGCAGGTAGTGTGGATTTGTCCACTACTAGTAAGTTTGCGATGCCGTTTTTCGGTATTTTGTAAGTACCCTTTAGGATAATCTTGTTACCTTTGAAATCTAGTATCTCATTAATTTGACAATAGAGTCCACTTCTACCGCCAGCTAGATCTGCAACAACGTCACCTATTTTGAGAGGTCTACCAAATAGGTCGAGAAACTCTGCTTTAAGTGGGATGGATGGATAATCCCGTAAGTTGTCGTAGTGGCTCATACTAGTGGTGCTCCTTCGGGTGTGCATTCCCTCAGTTGGAGGAAAATAGGTTTTAAGGGGATACCGGTTTTGGACAGCATTTCGAATTCCACTGTGCCCCATATAGTAGTAGAACTAGTTGCAAGGAGACCTGTTAGGGTAGCAGCTAGCGCGTCCTTCTGGTCTGCAGTGCCTACAGCTTTAGCTTTGAAGCGTCCCCCTGTAGAAGTTACTAAGGTTACTACTGGATGAGAGTTTTTATCAAGGTCGAATCCGAGTATCTGGAATTCAGAGTCTTCGGGTTTCTTGTACTTGAACTGGTTTGAGGATCTAGTTCCATACTCGTATAGGCCTGAGAAGTTTTTGACTACAGTACCTTCGAGTCCTAGTGACATACAGTGGTCGTAGTGGTCTTCGATTTCTTGGTGACTGACACACACAGTGCCTACTACTGCACGTACTAGAGGTAGTTTTAAGGCCATTACATCAAGTAGTAGGTCTCGTCGAGTTCGGTAATCTTTAGACAAGTCAACTACGTCAAATAGCATAAATACCATTTTTGAGGAGTTCTCATTTGTCTTTTTTACAGCAGCTGTGATATCTTGCAGGTGAAAGTTGCCTATGAATAGCTCACCGTTAAGCTCGTCTACTCCAGTAGCTGTCATTGCAGCTAGGACACTAGGTTCTAAGTGAGGTATTGGAGGATACAAGTTTCCACCACGAGAGTAGAGATTTAGGACACCGTCTTCTAGTTTATAGAGACCGTTGACACCATTGTATTTCGCTGTAGATACGCAAGGGAATACTACGTTAGCTAGTTGGTCTTGGTAGACCTTGACTTTCATAGGGAGTTGGATATTGGATGGAGCTGCTAGATTGATGCTGTAGCCAGATTTCACTTTTTTAGTATGCTTGGATACAGCTTCTAGTTTAGCCTGCTCTTCGGCTGTAGTAGCATTTGCACGACCTAGGTTCTTTGGCAAGGCTACGGTGATTTTGGTTTGCATCTTGCCATCTAGTTGACCAAACGATACGATGATTTTGTCGTCATCTGTAGAGATATCGCAGATTTGAGTTGCACCAGTTTTAGTTGATTTATAGAGGCGAGGTAGGTTCATCTAGTGTCTCCAGTATTTGGTTGATTTCGTCTAATGATGCATTGTGGGATAGCGTGTACAATTCAGCCCAGTCGTTACCTAGTTCTAGGTCAGCACTGTTATGAACTGTTTGATTGTTCATAAAGTCTTGCTCCATGATTGGTATGATGTGGTCATTTAGCCAAGCAATGACTTCAGGGTCTTTACGAACATCGAAGTAGATGCTGTCGTATATGGTTGAGGTTACGAAGATGTCATCTTGTAGGCCTGCATCGTCTATCTGCTGGTGTAACTTGTTGATAGTTAGACCTGTTAAGATGGACCAGAACTGACACGTTCCATTGTTCAGTGTACGAATATCTCGTTCAGGAGCATCTGTATATATGTTGAAGCCTAGACCTAGGTGTACTTTGCCGTTAGCTATTGCTGTAGGTAGTACGTAGTTTTCACGATAGTCTGTGATGCCTGGGTATAGCTCATCATGGTAGACGTTGAAAATGTCTGTTGCAGCTTCTATAGATATCTTTACAGTTGCAGCTACTTTAGGAGGGAATGCTCCGTAAGATAGGCCGAATGAGATTGGTTTTGCGTCTTGTCGTACCTGGGCTGCTTCAGGGTGCTTGTCGTCCACTAGTTTCTTGAGTAACCTAGATGCTGCCTTGTTGTCAGTAAATGGGCCTATAATTGCAGCTACTCGTTCAGGGAAGTAGTAGGTTGCTGATAGTGAGTGCCCGTCTAGTGCTTCTAGGAATAGGCCTAGTTTGTTATCGTCCTTGGATAGGTTAGCCATTACTCGGTCTTCGCTTTCTGTTGTGTAGCTCGTTAGACTACTCTCACTTTTCAATGAGTGTCGGACTATATCTTCACCCTCAAAATGTAGGGTGGGAACTGTTTCGACTGCACTTGCAGCCTACTCCCCGTACGGGGATAGCCTCTGAACTTTACTCTAAATATTTCCAGTAAAACCCACCAGCGTGGTTGCGTTTATTTCGCAATACCTTGCTGATGTTTTGTCTAGCTACTCCAGTAGTGTCTTGGGCTTCTCTTCCAGACTTAAAAGTCTGCAGTCCTGCTCTAGTAGTCTTGTCACATTGAATAATCGCTTTTTCACAATACTCAAATGTAGTAAGTCCGTTGTCTACTGCATGTTGGGAATTCTCTTTGGGAGTACTCCACTCTAAGTTAGCTAGTGTGTTGTTAGTTTTATTTCCATCTATATGGTTAATGTGTGCTTTGTGTTCTGGGTTAGATATAAAAGCTTGCCCTAGTAACCTATGTATAAACTTGTTACTACGTTTTTTAGTTGTAGCGTTTACCATAGTTACTAGGTAGTAGCCTATACCTTTGTCTAGTACCCATTTGACAGGTCTCCAAGTATCTGTAACTACGTTAGTTTTGAACTTGTAGAGTGAAAACACTTCACCTTTGTCATTAATCTTGTATTCCGGAAAATCTGGTATAATATATTCCATGTCCTATCCTTTGTTTTAGTCTAAGTTAAGTTGTGATTATAGTTTAAAGAGGATAGGGTGTCAAGTCTTAGCTGCTGATTGGCGTATCTTTCGACTTAGCGTTCCAGCAATTAAATTCCATTATTACCTACCTATTACTAGGTAGGACCCCCGAAGACTGTTGGTGATTACTTACTACTTTTATCATTTGTTTATTCTCATCAAAGTAGTTTTTATCTGTAACATTCGTGTTAAGGGCCGCGTAGTCTATCGATGCTATGATGAAGCCTTCAGGAGCTGTGAAGCAACGTTTGATAGGTTTAGCAAAGATGGACTTTGTAGAAGGCATGTTGAGCATGTTCCTTGTCTTCGATGTAAGGCGTTAGGTTACATCCGTTCTCTTATGAACTGCTGCATATTACTATGCAGAGGAGACTATATCAACACCCAGAGTATGGGTGGAATTCGTTTCGGACCACTTGGCCCTACTCACATTTCAGTGATAGTCGTTCGGCATTTACTAAATAACGTTTTTAGGTCTATCTATAAGACCTAATTCGTCGATAATCCAATTAACATGTAAAGCAGCGTCTTTCTCGCTTTTAAAGCGTTTTTGGTGCCATGTTTTCTTTTCATGGCGTACAGAAGCTTGCCAACGTTCTCGGTTCTTGTCCCAAGTGACGTTGTGGTACTTCGATTTACATGTCTTTTTGTGCTTCTTGCCTAAAGTGTTCTTGGTAGTGTATAGTTTGTCATACCTACCAGTAGCTATGCTGTGCTGTTTATTATAGCTACTAGAACACCACTCTAGGTTAGATAGTGCGTTATTAGATTTGTCTTCGTCAATATGGTTTACTTCGGGTAACTCGTCATAGTTGTCTATAAAGTTTATAGCTACTAGTCTGTGTACTAGAAAAGCCGTAGCTTTTTTCTCTACAGTAAGTTTGATGCAGAAGTACCCTGAGTTGTTGGTATACGTTTTCATTACCTTGTCTCGTGAGTTTCGTACTCTACCAAGATTCGATACGAAGTAAATTTTCTCAAAACCTTTAATAGGTTTCCATATTTCGTTATTTAGATTTAGCACGGGATTGTCCTTGGTATGTTATGAAGAGTATGTAGTATAATATAGTCTTTTGAATATGCCAATAGGAGTTTCCCCGTTTAGAATTCTTTCGGTAGTATATTGCTATACTATAGCCCTGTGAGCGCTACGTGATAGGTACCCGCTAAAACCATTCTATCATTTGTTTATTCTCATCAAATGGGTTTAGTTAGTACTTCAACATAGTGTCGTCAAGGATTGGAACTAGTGTAACGTCCGGATTTAGCTCCGATTAGCTTATACTGACCGTGAAGTCTGCCATCGACTGTGTAATCATAGAAAGCTTTGATGAAGTTGTTACGTACGATTGCTGCGAATGAGTGTTCGATGAAGCACTGGGTGAAGTGTTTGATGCGATCATCGGTGGTTTCCTCGTTTACTCGTACGACCTGGTCTCTGTCCCAACTAGGTAATCCAGTTGTTTTTGAAGTAGCTTCGGATGGGATGTCTAGCCAGTCGAATAAGTCTTGTTTTTGCTGGGAGCTAGCTGGACTGAATCCGGGTAAGTCTAATACAGGATCTCGCATTTGAGCTACGTATTTTTCGTTGTAGAGCTCGGATTTATGAGTAGCTAGTAGAGTGATAGCTTCTTTTACGATTGGATGGTTATCAGATAGTCTACCTTCTACTAAGCGTACTAACATAGGGTGTGAACCTGATAGTTTTTTGACAGTACGAGCATCCCATTTAGCTACCCCTGTTGGGAGTAACTCAGTAGGCCCTGTAATGTTCTGCTGTTTAGCAAAGAAGTGCATGAAGTAGCTTCTATGAGCCATATCTTTGTACTTGAATGGTACGATGTAGTGTTCGACAGAGCGTAGTTTAGACTTGCGGTCTTTCACGTATAGAGCTAGTTGCTTTGCGTGTTGGATGGATTGGAAGTCTTGTATGAGTTTGTTACTAGCTAGGTCCGCTGTGACTTTGGCTAGGATTACCTCGAGTACGTCTTCCAGTTGTTCAACCTTGCTCATGTCCATGTTCAGACCATTGTCCATGATTCGTACAGTGTCTTTGATGAGATGCTTGGCTACGTTGTGATAGAAGAATCCGTCAGGGTAACTAGTGTCTTTAGGTTCAGGTTGTGGGAGTAAGTCCCAAGGTGAATAATGATCGGAGGTACTGTGCTGTATAGCTAGGTTAGTCATTAGTGTTCTCCTTTATGCGATTCCATATCCAGAAAGTTGCACAAGCGTCGGTTGCTGCGTANAGGAGTACCTTAGGTTCGTACATCTGGTCATAGTGGAAGTTGTCTGTTGAGATACCCCAAGCACCGTAGGCTGGGCCAGCTAGTTCTTTCAGACCTGTAGTAGCTTTGAGTATTTCGACATGGTTGACTAAAGTTTTTGTGTAGATTTGAGTATCTTCAAAGTTTCTAGGGAATGCACCCATGTAGTAATAGATGTGTTTTAGGTCGAAGCTGGCGTTGTGCCAGATTTGAGTTTGGTTAGTGGTAATTAGAAATTGCAGTATGCGTCTAGTTATTGAGGGTCTGTCTAGGATGAATACGATGGAATCAGTCTCGTTCCAAGCTACGGATAGGTGAGTTAGCTGTGTGTGGCTAGGGTGACCTAGTGCATTGGAGCGGAGTTTAGCTCTAGCTTCCATGCGTTGTAGCTTGGGGTTAGACTCATCATCTAGTATTCCTTGGAAACTTGCTAGAGCTGCCTCGTCGTATCGTGTGGATACCTCGAAGTCACAAGCTAGTTCTGGGTGTTTACCTAGTTCTCGTAACCATCTGTTAGCTTCTAGTAAATTATTAGTAGATTTATAACTTACCTTTATCGATTCTAACATATGTGTTCCTTTATAAGTAAGCAGCGTTTAGTAGGGATTTTCGTGCACGAGATGCCGCAACGTAGTAGAGATTCATGGACTCTGTTTCCTGACTAGTTAACCTAGCTTTAGGGAATTCATTTAGCATTTCTACAGTATCCTGTATAGAGGAATTCATATCATCGGAAACTATTACTTCGTCAAACTCTAAACCCTTTACAGAGTGAGTTGTTGCTAGTGTAAAATTACACTTGTACGCCTCATGAGATTTAGCATGTTTATAGGTGTCCATAATTAATGGTTTACCGTGTTTGCCTACTAGTCTGATAGCACCCACTAGTGTGATATCGTTGGAGTATAAGTCTGATAAGTATGCTACAAATGACTTGTGAGCATGCTTAATTTCAGGTTTCTCGTACCAGTCATCTACGTCAGCTTGTAAGTGTTTATACGCTGGGTCGTAGATAGTTCCTTGGTAGGATAGTCCACAAATCATTAAGGAGTTCTTGAAAATGTCTGAGGCTTTACGTACAAGTCCGTACGGAGTGTTTGTTTTGTTAAGTTCAATCATTTTGTCAATTAAAGCAGCGTTAGTCCTGGAGATAAAACCTCTGGATTTAACTGCATAGTCTTCATAGTCGATACCTGTGAATTTCATATCAGGGTTGAGGTAAGTTTGTCCAAATCTTTGGATACGACTAGCTATAGGACTAGATACTCGGAAGGATCTCGATAGTTGGAATTCTGTGCCTTTACCATCTAGTATTTCGAATGCGTTGATAGTGTGATTAAATGTGTAGATGTTTTGATACTTGTCACCAACAGCGATGCGTTTCTTTGCAGGTAGGTTTAGAAATATTTCGAGAGTTACTTCGTTTAGGTCGCCAGATTCATCTAGGAATAGGATGTCGAATTCTTCGAACTCGATATCACCTGATACTAATAGGATGTGGAATAGTTTTAGGTAAAAGTCGTGAGTGCATTCAGTGGTGCCCGCATGCATGTTAGCAAGGTATTTTCTACAACTTTGTGGATTAAGGGTGTCAGTTCCTTGTGATTGGAGTAGTCGTCGAAGTCTAAGTATTTGGATAGGCAGAATTCTTTGATGTTGTCGACTACTTCACATTTGAGGTCGTATGATATTTTTTCCTTGATACTTCGGTAACTGAAGTTACCTAGTTTTAGTTTTAGAGGTTTTACAGTGTTACCGTAGGCAAGGGAATGGGTGGTTTTGCAGGTGACGGATTTGGGGAACTTGCGGGAAGCTTCTATAGCGATGCTCTTGTTGTATGCCATGTAGATTGCTTTAGTGTGAGGTATCTCTTCAGCTAGAGCTACTAGTAAGTGGGTTTTACCTAACTTACGAGCCAGCAATAGCGTTTACTAATGTAAGGCTATTGCTGGCAGAATCCTCCTGTAGTACGTGGTCGATGATGGTTTGTTGTTCTGCGGTTAGAGTAGATTTCATATGTTCCTTGGTATGTGGTTGCGAGGTTAAAGACAAACCCCCTCGCTAGAAGAGGTTTGGTTTAACTACTTGTTGCGGCTGAAGATTGCTTTTTTAGCTGTGGATGTATTGACTTTNGCTTTAGTAGCTCCGTTTTACCACGTCCGTTAGCTTTCCATTCGGCGATAGCTTCTGGAGTTAAGTCATCTCTGTAAGTGATGTTAGAAGCGTACTTCTCTTCTACTTGTGCTAGACGAACACCAGCTTCAGATTCGTTTACGATTTCTTCTGCAGATGCACCATCTTCACGGAAGAATGCTTTGATAACTAGCTTGTCTTTGATAACGCCTTTGTATAGAGAGTATTCTTCCTGTACGTGAACTTTGACTNCTAGATCAGAGAATTGCTCGATGACAGTGAAGTTCATCGCAGTGTTGTCCTTACCGACTTCGTGAGTTTCGTCTCCGAAAGCTAGTTCTTCGCCTTCGTCCATACCAGCAACGATACCTAGTTTAAGGATCAAGTTGCTACCGATGTCGTTGTCTTCACCGTTGATGTTAGTTACAGTTGGACCCCAAAGAGTTTGAGTTTTACCGTTGTACAGAACGTTGAAGTTTACAGACTCGGATCCGCTCTTAGCTACGGCTACAGATGCGAAGTTGATAGTAGCATCATAGATACCTGAACTACCGATAAATGATGCTCCACCTGATTCGCTTACTACGTCTTTTGATTTTGTGATTGATAATTTCATTTTGTGTTTCCTTTTAGGATTGATTTTATGCCTTACATTCTCAGCAAGGCAGGTAGTTATATTTCGTACTCATCAGCTACTTCGTTACCGAAGGCGTTGATTTTGTCGATGTATTTTTGAAGGTCGAAGTATTCTTCGTCTTCTTTCAGCTTTTTGCTTTTCAATGGATTGATGGTGTTCTCGACGTAAGATACGTCGGGTACATCGTCCATTAAGGTACGTGCTTGATTTCTAGATCCGCGATGAGTGATTTTTAATCCGTCAGAGATTAAAACACTTTCGTCAACTTCACTATAAAATCCACCCTTGTCACGAAATTTCCCTTGACCTACAGGCACTAGCCCGTTTTTCTCATTGTCCATAACGTGGTTGATTAAAACTACATTTACTCCGTTAGCTACTAAGTCTTCTTGGATGAAGGCAGTTAAGATAGCTATCTCTTTCGCTAGGTTAGAGTGTACTTCGAAGTTAGTGAAGTTCAAATTTGATGTATCGATAGCATCTTGCATAAGCTTGGATACTGAGTCGATGACTACAGTTTCAGGATACTCACCGTATTTCTCGTGGTAGGCTTCTAGTTTGTCGAAGATACCTTGGATGTGGACAGTACCTTCCTCAGGGTCTTCGAAGTCGCCACCATTAACTGTAGTGTTCATGTCGATGTATTTCGGGATAGTCATATGAGGGATTTTTAAGCTGAATTGCTTGACNATCTCTCGATACGACGAATGCGTTACGTAAGTTGCGTAGTAGGTTGGTTTTACCTGTTCCGGACTTACCGTTGATTAGTACTTTTGCCATTAGGTGGCTCCTCATTTGTTATTAAGTTTACTTCGTTGTGGGTTTCAATCCATACATGTGCACCACATGCTAAAGGGTCGAATGATCTATAGATTACTTTAGCTACGACAACACCGTCTTTGTCAAGAATTTGTGCTTCGTTAGCGTACTTGTTAGTCTTATAGGTTTTACACGTAATCACTGGATCTGCAGTGTTGTTTCTACGATTAGCTTTGATGACGTGTTGGTTTATATGAATTACTGTTTTCATAGCTGGTCCTTAGTCGTATTGGTCATACATATCGAAAAATAACTGGTCAATTTCTTGATGGTATTCATCACTAAACGTACTGTAGTCGACAGGTACAGTGTAAAAAATCTTTTGCTTGCTGCTCGTAGTCCTTATCCAAGTCTGGAAGTAAGAAAAATGGACTAGTAGCTATAATTAGTCCTTATTTTTAGTAAAATTCAGTCTACTTTTAGGAAGAGACTTTAGTTTTAGTCGATAGTCTTGAGCTAGGAGATAACGTAGACCTGGATTGTCTCTCCAAGTCTGTACAGAATCTGCGATTACTTTTACGGAGTTTTCAATGATTTCCATATCAATATCTGATACTGAGTAGTCTAACTCAGTAACAGTTGAAGGATAGTCTTTCATCGGCTTTCCTGTTTTTTCTGATACACGACCTGTAACACTTGTAGTTATAAATACTAGACGGAATCCGTCTACTTTGTAACCCTGTTGACGTGCTAACCATACATACAAACATTGCTGGAACCAGTACGGTCTAGCTACTTTTGTAGGTGCTGATAACGATGACGTAGTTTTATAGTCGACGACAATTGCACTACCTGCTTTTGTAGTGTCTGTCTTTACTTCAATACCCTTGCCTATAGCTTTTAGATATTCTTCTTTACTTACTTTTTTCCACATACAGTGACCATCCNNTCGTGTGTTTAGTTATACCTATATATACTTTTTGAAGTGGTAGTATTAGTGAGTCTGTATAGTGTGTACATATTATGTTCTACTCTCGTGAAAGAAGTAGGTATATACTATTATAGACTATAAGACTACTCTTTTATGAAATATTCTATCTTCTCAGGGTATTGATACGTTAGGTTATCTATCGAGCCACCTGCCCAGATTCCTGGGATGATTTCTTTAGCTAAGAACATCTCAGTTTTCGTAGGCATGTTACCCTCTAGGTATGAGGATAGAAGAGTACTTGCCATGATTGGATACTGTTCCAAGATGTGGCTTTTGTCGATGTCGCTAGGTAGGGAGTTAATGTAGGTGATGATCTGATCATGGTATATGTCACCTTCTTCTGCGAACATCTGTGCCGCTGCGTGCGTACAATTACCTAGTTCTGAGGCNGTTGANCCNGTGAATCCCTCCTCGCCTAAGAGGAATTCTCGGTACCATGCGGTTGTGTCGCTGAAGTATCGTGATACTTGTGACGCGGAGATTCGGAAATCACCTTTAGGGATGATACCATCACCATTATTGTAACTGAAGTAACTCATGTTGAACCTCTTTTGGTAAGTCTTCGTAGTTTGTTTTTAGTTGGTCTGTTACTACTACGAAGTACGCAGTTTGACGGAACATTAGTATTCTATCCCTGACTGGGTCTGTGAATGTTGAGTATATGTTTCTAATACCGTAAGTAGGTAGCTGTACTCTTACCCCTCTAAGGTGAGGTCTGTTGCTATCTTTTAAACTTTCTACTTGTACAACTACTTTCTCAGTAGCTTGCCCATAGGCATTTGTTAGTACGAAGTCACCTACTTTTACTTGTGTTCCTAGAATATCAGTTACCATTGAATAGTCTCCTTACTTGGTCTAAGATTTTGTCTAATCGGTCTAAAGGCATCCCTTGGATCCAATAGTCGTTGATGTCTTCTACTAATGTTACAGTTTCATCTCTTGTAGCACCTAAATCTCTAGCATGGTAGGCTGCACGAATCATATTACGTGAGCCTGTCCCATTTTCAGAGTTGAATGCGTAGTTGAAGGTTTCCAAGGTATCGCTTAGTTGAGCTTTACGTTGGTTGTTAGTTAGTGAACGATCTGCGAAGTCTTTAGCGTTTGACTTATCTATTGCGTTCATGACGTAGTCACGGACTTCGAGAGGTTCAGCATCTGTTAGGGATAGGACAGGTCTATCAGCATAACTGAAGAAGATTTGTGATTGTGCTAATGGGTCTACTTTTAGAGCTAGGTCATTTGCAATCTCTAGATAGAAATGCTTCCATGCGATCGGTGTTAGCTCTACAGGAGCATCTAGCTCAATCAATACACGGAATTTGTACTCGTTGCTAGCGTCACTAGATAAAGCGATGTGGTGATTGATATCAGACAGCATGAAATGTGCTTCAGAGGATGTAATTAATGAATCATCAATATCTAGTACTAGCCATTTGGTTGGTCCTTCTATATTACTTTTGCCTCTAACTCCGTTACGGAATTTGAAGGGGGAGTAAGCGAAGTCACCAGCTAGTAGCTCACCTAGTTCTTCGAATGTAGTGTCAGCTACCTCGAAACCGTATGCTGTGGTAACAGAGACATCATGCTTAGCGTTACGAATAATATCTAGGTCACCTGTAGCTACAGCTTTGTTGAGAGCTGTGTTGTCGATAGGTTTGTATGAGATACCTAGTACATCTGTCTTTATGATAGGTTCGTACTGGATTGCACTGTCTTCGTTAGTTAACGAGTAAATACCGTTAGTGTCGTAACCAGCACATAGTTTAACTAGTTCTTGTAGTTTGTTGCGAGATACGTTAGTTGTGTAACCTTGTTTTTGAGGTCGTGGATTGACAGTATAGCTTTGTTATCGGCTTTGGTTAAAGTTCGGATGTAGTCTGATAGTCGTTCATGAGGTGCCTTGTTGAGGTCGTACTCGAATTGTTCCATGTCGTGGTCTAGAAGTTCGCAGAAACGTAAGGCGTCTACGTAGTGACTGACTTCGATTTGGTCTACACATTCTAGGATAGCTAGGCTGCCTGCGAATTTTAGCGCCTTCCATTGTAGATGGCGACGTATGAGGGCAGATGTGGAGTCTTGGTTGTTGCTACTATCTACAAGGTCGTTGTTGTAGCGTTTGTAGGTTTTGAACATACGTTCAACTTCTTTTGATACCGTAAGGTGGTTATTGGTACGTTCGAGGTTGTAAGTGGCGATTTTGACTACCTCTAGTTCTAGTGCAGATCTAGCGTCAAGGGCCGATGTTTCTAGGTTATCCTCATAGGTCATAGAACTCGTCCATTGTGTCAAAGTCAGGTTCGTCAATTTTTCAGGGGAGTAGCAGAACCACGAGCGACGGGGCTAGTTTGGACATGAAAGCGATCTGGAATTTCTTTTTAGTAGCCTCGTCGTAGAGTAAGTATGTAGGGGAGCCGATGAAGAGTGCGTTTACAGAGGCACCCTCGATGGATCTAGAGCGGAACTCTACACCCTTGGTGTGTTTTTGCCTGCTTCACGCCAACGTCGTAAACCTCGCTTAGGATTTTGATATTTTCTACCATGTCTTGGTTGTAGGATAGTTCGTCAGCGAATTCGCTTGAGTTTACTAGCGTGGAGCCGAGTGGCATATCTGCTGTAGCATTGATATGGTCGATTAAGCCAGGGCCAGTTGTAGGCATAGTAATAACGTCTACTTCAGGTTTTATGTAGTCTTTGTAAATTGCGAATTCGTCAGCAGGTTCTTCACCTGCTACTCTAGCAGCTTCGATAGCTTGCGTTTTTAAGAGGGTAGCGTTTTTTTCTTCAATAATTTTGTAGCCAGGTTTGAATGCTTTGTAGGCTGCGTTTATAGAAGAGTCCTTGTTTTTGCCAGAGCCTGATACGATGAAAGAGATGTTATTGATAGGTACTTCAGTTCCGTCCCAGAGAACTAGGTTTCTACGAAACTGTGCAGCATATGTTGTGATGTGGGTTACTGCGATTACTGCTTTCATCTTGTCGGAGATGTTGAAAGGGATAGTTTGTTTGATTTTTTCGATGTGTTTGTTAGGTCGGTGTTCAAATACGTGGTATTTGTCTAATTCTGACCTAGTCAGCTCTATCATGCTCATATGGAATGACCTGTAAATTTAGTATGTTGTGGGTAAAAAGTTCGGAGTTACCTGAACTGAGTAGTGGAGGACCTAGGTATTTAGAATCACTGTACTTTTCTAATAGGTACCGTTCTAACTCTCTACACTCACGTCCTATAGGGAGTGTCCATGTGTAGAGCATGTAACTGTTAAAGGTGTATGAGAGTTTACATAAACTGCTTTAGTGTACAGGTACTTACCGTTATGCTTCGCCATAGCTTTAGTCGTGAATTCTTCCAGCGTAAGTTTATTAGGCATATTGACCTCTAGGTAACAAAGAGTTTAATTACACCCCTACGTGTAGAATCCCGCAAGCGTTCTTTCAACAAGTTAAGTTGTTAATAGTTCGTCCTCTAGTCGTTGGAAATCTGCAGCTAGGTTTGACATTTCGTCTAGTACCTCGCTGATAGGCCAATTTTCGAAAGGTACCCATACGTTTTCTCTGAGGAAGCTATCGACTTCGTCATCAGACAAGTCTTGCCAGTTNCTAGGTAGAGACTCGCAGAGGTAGAAGTCACTTGCTCGTTGTAGGTATTTGTCGCTCATACTAGTTCCTTTGTTCGTCTATGTTGTCTGCATCGTTTCTAGCGTTTCGTAAGTATGTCCAAGGGCCATTCCTACTACCATCAACTCTGTACTCTGAATGATGTCCTGAAGGGGAAGGACTTTTGGTGATTTGTATGCCGTTGGGTCTGATTTCGATACCATCTCTCATACGGATACTTTGCCTTTAATTAGAGGATGTGGATCGTATCCAACTAGTTCAAAGTCTTCGAAGTTGTAATCGAATACGGTATTGGGTTTGCGTTTGATGTTTAATTTTGGCAGGGTTTTTGGTTCTCTGGTTAATTGTAGTTCTACCTGAGAATAGTGATTTGAATAGATGTGTGTATCTCCGCCTACCCAGATAAGTTCGCCTACTTCTAAGTCGCTTTGTTGCGCGATTAGGTGGACTAGAAGCGCGTAGGATGCGAGGTTAAATGGAATTCCGAGAAATACGTCCGCTGATCTTTGATATACTTGGCATGATAGTTTTTCTTCGGATATGTAGAATTGGAAGAAGGCGTGGCATGCAGCTAGGGCCATACGACCTTGTTTTACGTTGTCTTGTGGTGAGATGGATTCATCAGGTAAGTCTGCAGGGTTCCATGCGCTAACGAGCATTCTACGGCTGTTAGGATTAGTTTTGATGGTGTTAACTACTTCTTCAATCTGATTGATTAGAGTTCCGTCTGGAGTTTCCCATGCGGTCCATTGCTTGCCGTACATAGGTCCGATAGAGTTAGCTGGAATTGTATAAGCATCACAATCTTTATCCCAACCTATAGCTGGGAAATCAGTCTTCCAGCCATTCCAGATTTTTACGTTATGGGTATCTAGGTACTCTGTGGTGGTAGCGCCAGAGAGGAACCAGAGTAGTTCGTGTGCGACAGAGTGCCAATGGATTTTTTTCGTAGTTAGGATAGGGAAACCTTGCTGGAGGTCGAATCGCATTTGGTATCCAAATACTGATTTGATTCCTGTTCCAGTGCGGTCTGCCCTGTCGGTACCGTTGGATAGTACGTGTTTGATGAGGTCTTGGTATTGTTTCATGACTTTCCTTCAGAGTGTACCCTGTCTTCGTCTGTGTATTTTATTAGGAGACGTATTTCGTCCATCATGCTCAATGTATCTCGTACTTGGGATAGGTTCTTGAAGCTGTACTGAGTTAGAGTGCCACGAATGTCGTCTGTGAGTTTTGCTCGAAACTCGGCTGTGTACCTGTCTACGAGGGAGTCTATGACATCTTTTTAATTTTTTCTTCAATGGATTCACGAATGGCTTCCATGTGGTTGCCGTCATAGATATGGTCAAGTGTGCTCATAATTATTTCCTAGCAGTTTGCGATTGTTGTATTACCTGTTAAATTAGTCCATGCGTTATCGGATTCGGCAGTTGGATTAATCGAGGTGTTACCAGATCCAAAGTCTTAGGATGATGTTTCTTTTTTGAATACTAGTTGTAAGTGGTCTTTGATTACAGGTACTTGGTTTGGGTTAAGTTCTGAGACTTTACCTAGTTCAAAGTAGCCTTGCAACCAGTAGCAGAATTGTAGTTCGTTCATGGTAGAATTCTTGGTGTGTGAGTAGATATTAGTGAGTTTGCGATAGGTATGACTATTACGTAGCTAAAGCCGTCTGGGAAGTTTTTTAGTGATATGTCGCAGTCTGCCATTAGGTCTACACGGTTTAAGTCACTTGGTATAGTAGAGAAGTGTTTTAGCTCTGCATCGAACCAGAGTGAGGCATATTGGCCAGGTTGTAGAAATGGTTTGTTAGGATTGCGAGGTTTCATATGTTAGCCTAGTAATGAGGTATAGTTTATTAATGTTGCTTCTACTGTAACGTACAGTGCCCAAGGTGGGAATACTAATGCTATTAGAGTAGACCAGAAGCCTTTAGCTAGGACTACACCTGCTAGCCAGATTAGCATAATAAGCGTTGAAGTTAAGGAGTTAAGTTGTACGTTCATAGATTTCGATCTCTGTGTAGATAGGTTCTGCTTTGACGATTGCGTAGTAGGGGATTATTCTAACTAGTTTCCAGTTGTCAGGGATGTCTGGGAATACTGTGTCCCAAGCGTCTGGCATGTGTCTGTGTCTAGTTAGAATTATACGGTCAGCTACATTTTGTTCTAGAGCTTGTCGGTAGATGGTTTCACCACCGATGATGAATACGTCTTCGTCACCTAAGTACCGACCAGCTGCAATAGCTGATTCTAGAGAGGTTGTGTGGAATACGTTATTACTGAAATCACAAGGTACGTTAGTTGAAGATACTACGATGTTGTTTCTATTAGGTAGGAAACCTTTAAACAAGGAGTCTCTAGTTTTTCTACCCATGACTACAGTGTTGTTTTCTGTCATAGTTTTGAAGAATAGCATGTCTAAAGGGTCTTTAGTTAGAATGCTGTTTTTGTAGCCTATAGCGTTGNNNNGTCGTGTACTGCTGCGATTATAGTTACCATGAGCGTTCCTTATTACATGTGTGCTTATTAGTGGTACCTCTCAAGGAACTCCAGCAAATCCACCCAACGCGTCTGGTGTAGTGGACAGAGGTACTACTAATAAGACCTAGTTTTGGCAGGACTAGGAACCTGGGAGAAACTACAAGGAGAGTTGTAGTCTGTTACGTATTTCTGTGATTGTAGGTGCTGTGAAGAACTCGCCATCTAATAAGACAGTTTCTAGTTCACCAGTAGCTTCTACTTGAGCCATGACTTTGTCAGTCAGTACGTATACGGCAGCTGGTTCTGTCGGTAGTGATTACAGAGTCTAGACGGATGTGGGATTCTCCAGATGGGAATTTGCTGACAGGTACTTCTTGGTGATTTAATAGTAACATTGCTTTTCTCCAGGTAATAAAAAACCCACGGTTAAAGTGGGTTGTGGTGTGTGGCTGACAAGGTGGTACTCGAAACCACAGCATCGGAGTTAACAGCTCCGTTCCCCTGCCAATAGGGACCCAAGTCAATTGTATAATTTTAATAACGTACTACGAGCAATTCGCCTTTGTATTTGTCAATTGTATGTTTAGTACCACGAGATTTACCATCCCAGAAAGCTATGATAAGGTCAGAGTCTTTCCAGATTAAGCTGTTTCTTATGTAACCAGCACTCTTGCCGTGAACATCCCATTGGGCTAAATGCTCCACTAGAGGTATATCATTTTGTGTAGCATACCTTTTAGCTAAACTATCAGCTCCTCTAGCACCGCCAGAGATGATTGATTCTACTTCGTAATTTTCCCGTAGGTTATCTATGGTAGTACGTAGTAAGTCATAGTCTAGGAAATCTCTAGAGCCTACAATTCCTATATTCATAATAGTACCTTTATTGTTGGTGGAAAACCAGGAATTCGAACCCTGAGATCGCTATTAACGACCTACTCATTAGCAGTGAGCTGCGTTACCAATTGCACCAATCTTCCGTTGTATGGCAGAGGATACTGGATTCGAACCTACGTACTTGTTCGCTGTGTACCTTCAGGACCCCAGTGCTCTTCAGCATGACAATTAGGGCAAAGGATTTCTAGATTCTCTAGCACGTTGTTAGTTCTGTCCATGTCTTTATGATGCACTTGCAGAATTTCAGGTATGGTGTTGTACCCACAACGTTCACAGACTTTTGCTTTAGTTTTAAAAACCAAGAACCTATAGCTACTACTACCATTTTTCCAGTTAGGATTGTTAGTACCTGACCTGTACTCAGTGTTATTGAATACCGTGGCACAACTCCTGTTACAGAATACATTACCTTTTTTGGATTTTCTGTACTCTGACAGTGTCGTACTTACTTCTTTACCGCAACAAGCACAAGATTTTACTACTCTAGTTCTCGCCTTGTGCTTGTGTGCACACTCCCTACTACAAAATAAATTTTTATACGCTTTTACTTGCGAGGGTTTTTTATTAACTTCTTTATCACATGTGCTGCAGTTTACTATCATTGGTTACACCTATTGGCTAAATAGGTTATTGTACTACGGTTGGGGTGAAAATTCAACCCCAAACCGCAAATGTTACCAGACTACACCAAAGAGAGGATATAAAAAAACCCAGGGAACTTTCGTTATCCTAGGTTTACAACTTGTGATTGTCTTGTCTAGGATAATGAAACCCTAGATGAACTTTAGGGTTACGTCGTGAAATTTAAATACGACGGATTCTCACTCATGTGAGTGCTTAGTAGAATCTGTGCATCTGTTGTATTTGTTGTATGTTTCATGATGTAGCCTTGTGTTTAAGTTATGTGCCTATACTATCGGAGTTTTAGTAGGATGTCAAGGATAATTTACATATCAATGTAGCGAGGGTTAAAGTGTTTACTCTCGTGAGGATATCCTACAGCAGCGTTGAAGGCGAGTATTTTGCCATATTGCTTGTAGAGGTTGTTGTGAGTATGGCCGAATTGCAGGTATTGCAAGCTGGGGATGTCTAGGATTTCCTGGTTGTTTGAGAAGTAGAATGCTGTGTATGGATCATCCTGATACTTTAATTCGATTATATCGTTGTCTATAAGTGGACATACGTGAGTGAAGATGTAGTTACAGTCAGCGTCTACAAGGGCTTGTATTTTTGGCATCTGCATCTAGTTCGTCACGGATATCTAGGAAATTAACGTAGCGTTCACCGTTTTTGTAGATGTAATAGTAGTCGTTGAAGCTTTTCTTCCAGTTGTAGTTGGCTAGGATTGGACCTAGTTGGTAGTATGAACCATCGTACCAGTTGCACATGCCACCAAAGCGTTTGCCTTGGATGTCGATGTATGTGCCATCAAGGAAATGGATGTGTTTTTGGTTAGCTGCCCAACCTTTCATGTCACGGATTCTGTCCATAGACTGACCCTTGTACTTAGTCAGCTGTTTAGGTGACGTAAAATAAAGACAGTGATTACCATAAGTGAATAAGATTTCAGCTTCGTATGTTTCAGCTAGGTATATAAGGAAAGCCTTGTTGTCAGCGTTGTAGTGACCTAGGTCTCCTGCTACTGTGATTACGTCGATGTTGGGTTCGTTGATGTGGAGTACTGATTCACAATACCTTTTAAACTGCCGTTTGTTAGCGTTTAAAAAATAGAAATCTAAGTGTATGTCTGATAGTGGGAGTACTTTCATACGTAGTTCCTTTGAAAATGTTTGGGAGGGGTACTGTAGGAATAGTCGGAGGTAACCTTGTATGTCTACTACTACAATTGACGATACCCTCATACCGTATTAAATTACACACAAGGGTTTAGTCGATGATTCTATATCCTACGATACGTCGTGATTTTTCTATGTTTTGGCTCCAAGAGAACTCTCCTACGTTACCTTCTAGTGTACTACCGTCTTTTAGTTGGATTAGTACGTATAAGTCTGGTTCTAGTTCATTAAGGATAGATTCACCAAAGATGTTAGTACCAACAGCTTTACGATCTGACTTGGACCATTTAATCCACTGAGAGTCTTCTGCAGAGGTGTCGATAAATTCGTTAGGTTCTCTATAGATACCTAGGTCTTTGAGTTCTTCAGGCTGGTCTACTTCACGTNGNNNTNTGTAACGACAAGCTCGGCCTTTCATGTTGTTGTAGTCAGTTGGGATTGATGACTAACGTCTTCAGGTGAGATTGATAGGATGACAGTTTTACGTCCAGATGCGTAGGATTTTAGGTAGCTCCATGCTGCGAAGTGGAGACCAGCTGCACAAGTGCGGTTAGGATCGTGTTCCACTTTCCAACGAGGCATTGTGAGGACTTGTCCAGGAGAGTTGTCCATAGTTCCAGAGAATACATCTTTGAAGTTGTTGTTCACGTTTTTGTAGGCGAGGAAGTTACCTTGTTCTGTGATGGCTAGACCACAAGAAGAGATGAATCCCCATAGTTCGCTGATGACTTCTCTGCGAGGGTTCTTAGCTAGTTTGACTACAAAGTTATATAGTGGGGCTAGGTTACCATTTTGGTCATGGATGTTTAGTACCTCGTTGTAGAGTGTGTCTGGTAGATGGAAGTCTTGTCCATCGATGACGCATTTGAGGACGTCGTGACACATCTCGAAGCCGGAGTTTTCGTTTCCGATGATGCGTTTGAACTTCTCGATAGGTTTAATTAGGTCTAGTAAGTCTCGAGTCCCTAGCAGAGAGGGTTCCACTTTTCTTACGATGTCTAGGACTAGTTGGTAGTTGGGATGGTCTGAGGTGATAGCATAAGGCTTGTCTTTGATGACTACCGTTAATGCCGATGTTGTTCTGATATGTGGATACATAGTAGTTCCTTATTTTTAGGTAGAGTTTCGATATGAGATAACAATGTTTTGATTACCTTTTGGTACTAGCTGGAGCTAGTTTGGTACTAAGGGATAAGTTGTTATTATACCCGTTTAATGCAGCTTTGAAGATGTGGTGTTCTTTAGAGTCGTTAACAAATAGGTTGTGTAACCCTATATCTATATCGCGTGACATACAGGGTAGCCTACTAATTACTATAGACATTTCGTATTTTTGTATAGGTAAGAATACTTAATAGGAACTACTTCTACATTTACGTGGTGAACTAGGTTATCTAATAGTACTAGTTCCCTTATTTTAGCGTAGTCATTTTTTAAAAAGTAGCTTGCTACGTCATGATTGTTACTGTCGTATTTGAATACTTTTACCTTGTTGTCTTCAATGAACTTGGTACAACGTTTAGTTTCAAACTCTTTTTGAGTTATCTCTATGATGACAGTAGGTGTTTTTTTACAGTATACTCTTGCACCGTTAACTGTACTAGAGTAGTTGGTGTGACGTTGTTTTACATAGAAAACTATATCTAGACCTGCATATACTCTGTCTTTATACAATGCTTTTACTGTGATAGCTGTGTTATTAGACTCTGAATAATTTAGGAATACATTTTCTGACGATACTACAATAGCGTCCTCAGTACGTACTTTTCTAGTTTGGTTAGTAGCTACCTTAGTTTTCATTGGTGTATTAATGTGAGGAAGTAGGTCTTTGTAGTCAAAAGCTACTACTTTGGTATCAGTGTATGTTTCGATTATCTTTTTAAACGTGGCTAGGTATCCATTGTCTTCTAGTTCAAAGTAGTTATTTTCACTAAGAGTGTAGGCTACGCCATTTAATGTAATAGGGATTTTGTTGTCTACGTTAGTTCGGAAAGCGTAGTTGATTTTGGCTTTTTCACTGTTGTTTAAAGAAGTATCTCTAGTGAGGACGAATATCTCAGGATTAGTGTCTAGGTTTAAAGCGTTGGTGATGCGGTAAGGTTTACCTCTGGCTACTCGGTAGTTACCTGTCTTTAAAGTAGTTATTGCTTGTCTGTCATCTAGTGCTACTGAGTATCCTGTAAGATTGCTACCATTAAGGTATTCTACCCATTCTCTAAGTGGACTACTGAAGCCTCTGCTCCTTGTGACACCGAAGAAGTCGGTTATTGCGATGACCTTGTCTTGAGGATCTAAAGTCTTTGTTACCTTGTTAGATATCATTAGACTGACTAGTGAAGGTGTCCCAATGGTGTCAATTAGTTTTTGATAGATTTTGGTCTGGGTGTTGGAAGGTAACCCGTACTTGCTAGGAGTTTCGTCTTTGATTGCCTGGTAGATGATGTCTACGGCAGCAATAGACTGAGTTTTGAAGTCCTTGATGCCAGATTGGATTGCTTCTAGGATTAGCTTGTGCATTACATTGAAGTTGTCGTCAGTGTCTTCGATGCGTTCACGAGATGGAGCTAGTTCTAGGTCACCGATTACAGTGTTTAGGATGATTTTGTAGTTGTTGAGTACATCGTTTTGGAACAGTTTTACATCTGCGAGGTGCTCGTCTTGTAGTTTGGATTACTACTCTTCGTAACAAGTTACTAGGTGTGGAGTATGTGAAAGGTCCTAACAAGTACCTCAGAGAAGGTTGATTCTAANGGAGTCGCGACCGTAGGACCAGTGACTAGGTACTGTGTAGTGAGGTGTGGAGAAGAACGGAGTCTTGACTACTGGTGTACATGTGGTGCCGACGATGGTTGGTGGAGTATCCCAGTAGGCGAATAGTTTGGAGGCTACCTGTACTAGAGTGTCTCTGGCGTCTTGTCGGTTTACAGGTACTGTGATAGTTGTGCCATCAGGGAGGTCTGTTGGTGCACTAGCTGCGAGTTCCAAGTACTTTGGCTGACCATTATCTAATGAGATAACTAGTTCTGTGAGTAAGCCCTTGTGGACGGTTTCGACGGTGTAGGACTCGGAGATTGCGAATGGTGATTTGAAACCTAGTCCGAATCCGCCTACTTGTCCGTTGTCTGATGTTTTGGTTGGATTTGAAGTAGCTGGTCAGTACGTCGCGTACTGTGTCTAGGCTCATACCGATACCTACATCACGTATGATTAGGGATGGGTTCATGGTAGAGGGTAGTTGGATTACGACAGGGATGTTGGTGTTACCTGCTTCAATATGTGCGTCGAGTGCGTTGGCAGATAGTTCTCGGATTACAGCTTCTTCTTTGCGTTCGTAGAGAGAGCTGGAGATGATTTTGAATGCTGCAGCTGAGGCTTCCATGCCAAAAGAGTTGGCATGAAGACCTGTGTTGTTTCAGCTGATGATTTAGTTTCGATTAGCATGGTAGTTCCTGTTTATGTTGTTAGTCGTGATTTCTAGGAATGTAAAGAAATTGGCTGCTTCGTGTTTTGTGCTGTAGGTGTACAATCTAGGTGAGATAGTTNTATTTTGGTAGTTCTTGTAGTTTACNGTGACTACGAATTTGCCATTTGTAGCTACTATAGGTTCTACTGTATCTACAGAGTCTTTGTTAACTAGTGTTTGGTGTATTTTGATATGTGAAGGCATAGAATTCTCCTTATTCGGCATGAGTTCTGTATTAGTTGTATTTCAAGTAGTTGTAGTACTTACCATCTACACATTGTACAAATGTGTGATTTNCTATTGCGTATTTATGTACTCTCCATACTCGCTGCATGTAACATCTTACTGTTTTATATCTGAAGGAGCTAGTGCGAAAGCAAATAGTGATACTAATAGTGTAGCTATGAAGTAGTGTGNAAGNTAGNATTTAATATGGTCAATCATAGGATTCCTTTAGTTAGTCTACTAGGATAGGTTCGAGTTTAGTTGCTAGTACGTCTATTAGTCGTTTACTGATGTGGTTTTTCTCTAGGGTAGTTAGCTTTATAGTGTATTAATTCAACTAGTCTTGGGCTGTCACCATCTGATACATCTAGTATTTTTTCAACTACGTTTTTCCCATTACCGTCTAAGGATAGGTCTAGTCCAAGGTTGTTAGAAACACGTTTAGCTAGTTCTGCATCGTCCATGTACAATGTTAAAGTAGGTGAGTGGTTTGTTGGTACTCGTTTCCAGAATACTTTCCACATAGTGTTCTCTTTTATCTCGTTNNTTGGCATGGTGCCCCCAGTAAGTAAGTGCTGTTATGAGTAGTAACGACTTCACCTTCTTCGTAGGTACCTGATGTGACACCGGAGGTTTTGGATTTGTGTACCGTCAGNGAAACGTACCTTTGTAGTCGTCGTAGACTTGCCCTGTTAGGATTACTACTTGTGGGAGGCTATGTTTTACCCAGTTTTCTAGTCTGCCTGTGATTTCAGTTGCCATGTGGTTTCCTTTAGGTGTAAAAAAACCCCAATTAAGGGGTTAGTTATATTAGATTGTTTCTGTGGACATAAACTACTCCATAAGAGATTCAATTAGTTTTGCATTGATGTTGAGTTCGACAAGGTCTGCTATGTCGACAGAGAATAGTTCAGTGTTTCCTGACGATAGAAGAGGATTACCTTCATAACCTAAGTAAGTTTTGTGTTTAAGGATAGCTTGTTCTACTTGATACGCGTCAGAACCTAGTTCAAAGTAGTAAGTTTTTAGTACTTCAATGTTTTCTAGGTCAGAAGGCGTAAACCTCTTAGCTACTGTACGGTTAGTAATACCTATTTTGTAAGCTTGCCCGTTGTTTACTTTTATGTAGTATACGATAGCAGGTTTACGAGGATTAAAGCCGCAGGTTGCGCATGTAGGACATCCGTTGCCTGCCAAATGGTTACTAGGTGCTTGTAAAAAATAGTCTTCGTGTTGCGTACAGAAGATTTTAAACTTTACTTGGTTACCTCTGTATACCCCTTCGTCGTAAGTGTACAAGTTGTTGTGTATCTTTGCAGCTTTCGCAGAAAAAACTTCTAAAGTGTTTCTACGTACACCTCTTCTCTGGATTAAGGCGCACTGTGGGCACTTCTTACCTCGTAGATGGTTGTTAGGGGACTGTAAGAAATCCCCATGAGTAATACAGGTGATAATACCTTTAGTCTTAGCGCTTGTGTACGTGAACTTATTGTAAGTGTAGTTTACTCCGTGTACAAGGTTAGCTTTGAGTAAGAATTCTTGAAGGTTACTTTTACTCTTAGCTGAGTTTACACCTTTTCCGCATTATGAACAACCTTGAAAGGTGTTTAAATGTTTGCTTGGAGTTTGCCAAAAATCTCCGTGTGTAGGACAAGTAATGCACATCTTAGTTTGCATGCCTTTAAATATGGCTTTGGTGTAATCATATTTACTGCCATGCACTTTAGATATCCGTTCTTCGAGTTTGTCGAAGCTACGTACCGTCCTAGTATTACGTACACTACCGCATAGTTCCATAAGTTAAGTGTTCATTAGTGTGTTAACTAGTTCTGCTGTAACAGTAAGTTTAGAGATTTCCCCAAACTCGTCATGATAAGTTATGACATCTGCACTTCTGCCACTTATGTAGCCACCATCTGACGCGTAAGCATCTTTTGGTGCCATAGTACGATGCTGCTGGACAACCATTGACGGATGTTCTTTGATTTCGAGGTGGTGGTAATGCCCGATGTGTGCGTAGGATTTAGTGGTTTGTCCATACTCTTTACGGAACATACTAACTAGTGTTTCATGCAGGTTACTGATTTTGCGTTTATGACCGTGATGAAAGAAAAGTGATGTATCACCATGTACGTAGCAAGAGTAAAGACTGTGGTCTGTGTTTACTTCGATGTTGTTGTGAAGTTCGTAGTAAGAGCTAAAGAATTCTCTTAACCAGATAGCAGAGCTAGTGTCATGGTTACCTGAAATGTTGTAGAGTACCACTTTAGAGTACTTTTCTGCCATTAGGTTGATTATGTATTTTATTAATCTTGTCCCCATTCGTACCATTTCAGGGTAAGAGATGTCCACGTCCAGTAAATGTTTAGATGCAGGTGTGACAGGGGCTATACTATCTGAGTGGAAGAAATCACCTAGGTTGAGGAGTACGCCAGTTTCTGCAGGTGGAGCTGTGTCAATTGCGTATTTAAACCAGTTTATAATGAATTGTTCAGATTTTTCAGAACTCCAGTCTTCTCCCGATACTACCTTGTTTGAATACATTCCAATGTGCATGTCAGTTAAAACATGGAGATTTAGTAACGAGCTATTCAGTAAGATAGGAGGTGTAGAAGTACTGGCAGGTAAAGGAATAATAGTTTGCTTCAACTCGTCAGCGATTGTATGCAAGGTTTCTGCAATGATTTCTGCAGATGAGCTGGATTTGATCCACTGTAGTTTGACTTCGCCATCGGCTCCGTATAGAGTTGAGGCACCCTTCAGTAGCTGGGTTTCTGCGACTGGATGAGTTAGGTCGTATTCTGGAGCATACCCTTGTTTAGATGCGTTTTTGCGGATTGCTTTGACTACCTTGTGAGCACCACTTTTGTTGATACCTAGATTAAGGGATGCTTGCTTCATATTACCGTCAGTTTCGATTACAGCTGCTAGTATTTCTTCTTGACGGGCTGTCTTACAGAATGGTTTGAGAGTTTTAAGGTATTCGGACATGTGTTATTTCCTAGATTAAAAGATCTAGAGAAGTATAACACGCTATATTTGAAAGTTACAAGTATTAATTAAAGTTGTTTCCAACCTGTTTGTTTAGGTAATACAATAGAGTAGTTTTTTCGAAGTCACCGTTCCAACCTTCAGGTACGTTACCGTGCTTGTATACATACTTTAGTCTGCGAATAGCTTGTTTTAGTGACTTAGATTTACTATACTCTGCCCAATATGAAGAGAAAATGAAGTCCCATAAGGCAGTGCAGACGTTTAGGTCGAAGAATTCTGATGCCCAGGTGCTAAAGTCGATGTCGTCGCTGTAGCCATGAACTGATAGTGGATTTGGATCTAGGATTGTACAATGTCCGATGATGCAGCCTACAGACTTACACTGATGAGTTGTCTCTTCACCGTCTCTGTAGCTGGCCATGTCAAACCACTTAGGGTCTACTGTTTTCATGTATTGGATTGCGTTGTAGATGTTTGTTTTATTCATGAGTGTTCCTTGTGTGAGTTAAAAGATTTTTTTAGCGAGACTGCTTAATCCGAATATTCCTACGGATACAGGTACTGATATAGGCCATATTAATGTCATTACACCCATAAATAGCTTATCATTGTTACCGTTTATCAGTTTTAGTTTAAGATCTGCATACTTTATTAATCCTACAGTTAGAACTGCTCCTAGGATGTATATTAATAAAATTCCCATTATGTGCTCCTTAGTACGTGTCCATCTGCGATGAAGATTGGTTGTTTGTCCATATATTCGATTACTTGTTCTAGAGATAGGATTTCGTGAGCTCCTGTGAGCTTGTACACGTTGTCAATTCCTACATCTAGACATTTACCCTGTGCATTAGGGAAGTTAGCATGAACGTGTCCGAATAGGTGCCAGGAGCCGTGGTGTTGCCTGTTCCATACTGCGATTGGGTAATGGAAAAGGCAGATCTTTTGTTTGTTAGGTTTGATTTCTTTGTAGTCACCGTACCAGGTTGCGTAGTGTTCAAGGACTAATTGTTTCATGAACTGAGGGTTGCAGTGGTTGCCATGGATTAGGTGGATTTGGCCATTTAGTTGAGCAACTAGTTCTGCTACGGGGCCGTACTTGCGAGCGAAGGATAGGTCACCTAGGTGGTAGACAGTGTCACCAGGTTGTACTTGCGAGTTCCACAGGCTTACTAGCCACTCGGTGTGAGCTTCAGGAGTAGTGACTTTATTACGTTCAGTGAACTTGAGGATGTTGTTGTGACTGTCGTGCAAGTCTGAGGTGAAGAATACGCCATTCATGACTATTTCTCCAAGATGTCTTTTAAAATGACACCTTCGTTCATAAGTTTCACTAGTTTTTTGTAGCTTACACCTGAACAGAAGTTCCATACTGCGATGAGACGTTTGTAGATGGGTTGCTGTGAATCTCCACCGCTGTCCTCGTCCATTTTACCTACTACGCGAATTACTTGGAAGTGGTCATTCTTTACTGTGTTAATCATGTCTAGTTGAATGTAGTCACCTTCTATATAGTGGTCTGTGTCGAGTAGTGAATGTTTAATGTCTTTGTGTTTTAGGTCAGTCATGTTGTGTCACCGTGTAGTTTTTGTCTGCTGGAAGATCTTGCCAGCGAGATTCCATGCGTTGGACTGCTTGTAGAGGTACGTTGTGGATACTCTCGTATTGAGATTCCATTTCGTGTACAACTACAATCAAATCAGGGAAGTGAGCTAGTTTGATGCCTAAGTACCGTTCTAGTTCGTATAGCGTTATGAATCTGTTTGCTACTGCGACTGATTCTCCATTGTATAAGTCCTTCACTACGCTAGTGTAGCACCATTGGTGGGCTAGTTGGCTTAAACCAGCTGTCCATTTGTAGCCTTCACTAGTTTCGAAGAACATGTCAGCCTCGTAGAGAGGTAACGTAGGTAGATACTGTTGGGCGAAAGTTGTTTTGCCAGAACCTGGTAGTCCTCGGATGATGTGAAGGAATTGCATGGTGGAGTCCTCTACAGTTGTCGTAAGTCGTTGTTTGAACGGATGTACTGTTCGTCACGGTCTTTACTCACAAGTCGATTACCTAGGTAACCATTGCGCGGAAGAAACTCTACACGTTCTGCTAATGTAGAGGCGAATTTGTAGCGTTTTAGTTTTTTGTTAAACCAACGACTGAAATTTCTATAAGATGAAAGTCTCATAGTTAGGCTGACATGAATTTTTTAGCTAGTTTGTATTTCTTGCGACCACATTCAGTTAAGGTTCTTGGGATACCTTTCTGTAGTTTGACTACTCGGCCTTGGAATATGTGGCTAATAGCGGGTTGACCTTCGTCGTAGCTAGCTTCACGGAAGTTAGGGATTGCTTGGCGTAGTGCTCTTGCTGTTTTTGAGTTCATGGTAGTTCCTTGTTAGGTTTTAGTTTTGACTGTGTGTAGATGTTCACATTTGGAACATTTGTATATGGCAGTTGTGTAGGAGTCAAAGTTCCAGGTGTGTACATTGGTCGTTGCTACATATCCGTGTTTTTTACTTTTCTATAGTAGATAGTTTTTTGATTTCTTTGACTTCGTTGTAGGCGTGTCTGCAGAATAACGATGGAAAGTTCATGAGTAATCCTGTTGTTGGTTAGTCGTCAAAGTGGGTTGGTTCTGGCAAGTCATCGCTTAGTAGAATTACAAGGAATACGAATATGGATGTTACCATCATGTAAGGGTTGTTAGTTACCTCGTATAAGCTTGCTACTAGGATAATTAGGGTTATACCTATGAGGCTGTTCATTGTGGGAGTTCCATAAGGTGTCCTTTAGTTTAAGGGGGGATTCCTACTTTGTATTCGTACCCGTGGTCTATTGTGTCTTGTACAAATTTAGTGTATTCGGGTGAGTCGTCAAGTACNTCGAATNNATACTCAGTTNTTCCACTAGCCCAAGAGGCAAGTNTAACTTCGACAGTTGCGTNTAGTAGGATTCTTGCAATTTGGTCGATTAGCCAATCTTTGTGATGTGCACCGTCANTACATCCATACATTTTAATGTACAACATTGCAAAGATCTGCGGGTTTGAAGTTTGAGTAGGTTTCGTGGGTACTTGTGTCCACTAGTTCTCCCCTTAGGTATAACATAGTAATTCCTTTTTGTTTGGTGGGCCGAGAGAGATTTGAACTCCCGATCTAACTTTTATGAGAAGCGTGATTTTACTGCTAATCTATCGGCCCGTGTTTGTTTAGTCTTCGAATGTTGATAGTGGTTGCCGGTAGGTAACGTCGTCTACGTATAGCCACCTCCCAAAAGTTGCTACTACGTCTCCAAGAGGAGTTGTGTCTGCGTACGATGTCTCGTGCTTGTTTGGTGAATGCAGGGTCTGGGTCAAATGCCATAGACATGTATTGGAGTTTTTCTATAAGACCATCAAAGTGGCATAGCTATGCTTCTATAGTAGTTACTTGTTGGTCTACTGTGAGTTCCAGCTTAGGTTCTTTGGATGATGAAACTAAATTATTTAGGTATCCGCAGAATATATCTTTAGCTAGATCTGCAGCTAGGGTTTTACCTTGAGGTGAGTCTAAGCATTCTAGAGCATCTACAGGCATATTTTGCTGTATGTAGAACTCACTATTGTTAATAGTAAGAGAGAAGGCTCCTGTTAATATGTTACAGGTTCTCACTCTGATGTTGAGACCACTGTTTTGTCTGATTAGTGAGATCATATTGTGGAAGTCGTTTTGGATAATACGTTCTTCGGTATTTGTCATTAGTATTCCTTGCTTGTCTGTCTAACCTTGTTTTAAATCTATCACATTTGCTTCATTGTGTTTAAACACTTGTTCTGCAGGGATGTGTTTCTCAATTTCTCTTGGGTCATTCCGTTGAACTAAGTATGAATGTAAATCGCAACCTCGTATTGCTTTAGTAAAACCAAGAGATTTGTTGAATTCAGGAATATGAGAACCTAGCCATTTATTAGCTGTCTCAGGTGAAATACGAGGTAGTTCAAGAACATAATCAATCCTTCCTGGCCTTAATATAGCAGGGTCAATAGTATCAATGTAGTTAGTTGTTAAAATTAGTACACGTCTATCCAGTGGGGCTATACCATTCAGCACATTCAAGAAATCAGATAATCCAACCGAATATCCAAAATCATCAGATTTTTGGTTATTCGGTGCTTCGTCTTCTGGTGCATGTACTAGACCGGATGTCTCATTTATATTATCCATATAAACAGCCTTTTTCCTTTCCCCTGTAGTAAATGCTGAAACAGAATGCACATCTTCAAATACATGGATTGAATATTCATCATTCAAAGTTGATTGTAAACCCTTCAAATCTAGTCTTTCTACATTCACATAATTCAGGTTAAGGTTAAGATAATGTGCGATACTTGTGATTAATTTAGATTTTCCATTACCAGGTTCACCGTGTAGTAATAAAACTAATCGGTGAGGTAAACCTATATCCCTATTTTTCTTTAGCTTTTCTTCATCTAAATAGCTATCAAGAATACCTTCTAGTGAATCTTTCACATGTGAATCTAAACATAAGTCGGCTATGGGCTTAACCTTAATATCTTTACCATCATAATCACCATTGTATGAATATTTGAATTTATCAACAGCGAATCTTGCATTTTCATTTTCAGTGAATTTTTCTAACAATTGTTCTACAATTTTAGGTCTGGCGACTATATTCATACGTAGATGTATTTCAGTCATTTTAGACTCTTTTTCTTCCATCTCAACACGGACTAAACTAGAACCAAATTTCAGAAAATAGGAACCAGGCCCTAGAAATTTTTGAAATTCACCAAATTGTATATCATTTTTATTTGGTATTAATTTAGACATATCACGGTCTGTAAATAGGTCTACCCAGAATGTTTTTGTAGTTAAATATTGGAGTGGGTGGTATGGTAATTTTTGAAGTTCATCAATTGCAGCCCTATAATTTCCATTTCCCATTTCAAATCTATCTAAAGTGATTGTTATAAAAAACTTAGAACGTATTATTGATATTACGTTTTTTATGAGAGCGNAATACNAAAAATATAGCACCTGGTACAGCAATAGCAATAGCACCAGCTAAAAACTCATTACCTCCGGCTATTGAATTTATGTAACTTGCGTAGCTTGTTAATGCTTCTGTAATCATTTGGATCGCTCCTGTTGTTCAGCACTTGTCATCANGATTTCCTTGCTTCTAGCATTGCGTTAGTAATTTCAAAGTCGTCGTGT